AAAGGCTTAGCCTTATTATACCAGATTTTTAAAAAAGGTCAACAAGAAAATAAGTGGTTGTACATATTAATTTTATAGTGTATAGTTATAGTATGGAGAAAATTAATGGCTAAACGTAAAAGTATTCACTATGTGAACAACGCAGACTTCTCACAAGCTGTGGTAGATTATGTAACTGTATTGAACGAAGCTCGTACTGCAGAACAGCCTCTACCCAAAGTGACAGATTATATTGCTCATTGCTTTCTAAGAATTGCTGAAGGGTTGTCTCACAAATCAAACTTTGTTAGATACACATATCGTGAAGAGATGGTGATGGACGCAGTAGAGAATTGTCTCAAAGCTATAGAGAATTATAATCTAGAAGCGGCTACTCGATCGGGTAAGCCAAACGCTTTTTCATACTTCACACAGATAAGTTGGTATGCATTCCTTCGACGGATTGCTAAAGAGAAAAAGCAACAAGATATCAAAGCAAAGTACATTACTCAATCCGGTATTGAAGAGTTTATTGCACAAACAGATGATGCAGGTGCAAAAGTAGTTGCTCAACGTTTTGTCGATACATTAAGAGATCGAATTGATAAGATTAAAGAAGTTGATACAGAGGTTAAGAAAATCGTTAAGGCAGAACGCAAGAAGCGAAGATCCACAGTTGATGCTGACTCAGATTTGACGAGGTTTATGGGATGAATGTATTCTTAACAGGTGCAGAAGGTATGATTGGATCGCATCTCAAAACATACTTGGAGAGCACAGGCTGGCAAGTGGATACTTTTGTCGGGGATATAACTAATGAAGAAGACTGGGCCAATCACGCATCAGATAATCTTCTCGAGGAAGAAAATCGATATGACTTTATGATTCACTTGGCTGCATTGGCTGGAGTGAGGGCTTCAATTGAAGATCCCGAATTATATTTTGATAACAATGTGAATGGAACCAGACTCGCGCTTGAGTGGGCTGATGTGTTCTGTAGTAACATATTGTATGCCTCGTCGTCCAATGCATGGGAGTGGTGGGGTAATCCATACGCTACTACTAAGATGATGAATGAAATCCAAGCAGAACAATATAATGCAATTGGTATGAGATTTCACACTGTTTGGCCTGGACGTGATGATATGTTGTATAAAATGCTTGAACGTGGTGAAGTAGAATATATAAATGAAAACCACACTAGAGACTTCATCCACGTAGATGATCTGTGTAGTGCTATTCATATACTGATGCATAACTTTACTCACATTCAAAAGACAAAAGGCAATGTGGTTGATATTGGAACAGGTCACTCTACAGAGGTAAAAAGTGTTGCCAAAGTGATGGGTTTTGAGGGACAATATAGATCTGAGAATCCTGGGGGAGAACGTGTCCACACTAGAGCTGATGTAGAATATCTACACGATCTAGGTTGGGGACCTAAACGTAACATCTTAGTCAACACTGGTCAGAACGTAATACAGTTCAAATAGGAACATTATGAAATTTGCAATCCTTAACGATACCCATGCCGGTATCCGCAATAGTAGTGACATATTTTTAGACAATGCAGAAGACTTTTATTCCAAAGTGTTCTTTCCTTACATGTTGGATAATGACATTCGTCATATCGTTCATCTGGGAGACTTCTTTGACAATCGAAAGTTTATAAACTTTAAAGCCCTCCATAGGAACCGTAAAATGTTTCTCGCTAAGTTGAGAGAATATGGTATCACTATGGACATCATCTTGGGTAACCACGACACATTCTTCAAGAATACAAATGATCTAAACAGCTTGAAAGAGCTGCTTGGTCATTATATGAATGAGGTGAATATCATCATGGAACCAAAAGTTATGGACTATGATGGTATGAAGATGGGTCTGGTTCCTTGGATCGCTCCTGACAATGAAGAGCAAGCAATGACATTCCTAAAGAATGCTAAATGCGATATCATTGGCGGTCACTTTGAGCTCCAAGGCTTCGAGATGTTGAGAGGTATCGTAAACGAACACGGCTTAGATCCTAAGATCTTTAAGCGGTTCGAAGCGGTATACTCTGGCCATTTCCACGTTAAGTCATCACGCGAGAACATTCACTATCTCGGCTCGCAGATGGAGTTCTTCTGGTCTGATGCACATGATAAGAAACACTTTCATGTGATGGACACAGAGACGCGTAAGGTAAAAGCTATCCACAATCCTCATACGTTGTTTGAGAAGATTACATATGATGACACAAAAAATGATTACCTATCATGTCCATTGGATCATCTGGACAATAAGTTTGTAAAGATCGTTGTAGTCAACAAATCAGACACATTTGTATTCGATAGGTTCGTAGATCGGATCAATAACCGTAAGGTACATGATTTAAAGATAGCAGAGAACTTCAATGAGTTTCTCGGGGATAATGTAGAAGATAGTGAAGTATCCGTTGAAGATACAAGTGTATTGCTGTATAGTTATATTGATGGTGTAGAGACTGACCTTGATAAAGATAGAATCAAGAAGCAGATGTCTAACCTTATGACAGAGGCGCAAGCGCTAGAGGTAGTATGATAGTATTCAAGAACCTACGTTGGAAGAACTTTCTTTCGACTGGCAACAATTGGTCAGAAGTAAACATACAGAAGTCGACTACTACATTAGTGGTAGGACACAATGGTGCTGGTAAGTCTACGATGTTGGACGCATTGGCTTTTGCTTTGTTTGGCAAGGCGCACAGAAACATTAGTAAGAACCAGCTAGTCAATTCTATTAATAAAAAGGGCACTCTCGTAGAAGTAGTGTTCACAGTCTCTGGTAGTGAGTTTAAGATTATACGTGGCATCAAACCAAATATCTTTGAGATATGGAAGAATGGTGTAGTGATTAATCAAGACTCACATGCCAAAGAGTACCAGAAGGTCCTCGAGCAAAACATCTTGAAGCTCAATCATAAGAGCTTTCACCAGATTGTTGTACTTGGGTCGTCCTCCTTCATTCCTTTCATGCAACTCAGTGCAAACCATCGAAAGGATGTTATCGAGGACCTTCTGGACATTAATGTATTCTCTAAAATGAATGGATTGTTGAAAGAACAAATGTCCTCTATGAGGGAAAAGATAAAAGATGTTTCACACAAGATTGAACTCGGCAAGACTCAAGCGGAAGCGCAAAGGAAATACATTAAGGACGTCAAAGCACTTAATAAAGAAGCTAAAGAAGAGAAGCTCAAACTCATCAGCGATTATAGAGATGAGATTAAGACTCTTAATGAGCAAAACGGATCCTTATCTACCCTCGTGGAAGAACGATTACCATCACTCACAAGCAGTAAGCAGGAGACGCAAACAAAAATCCAAGAGCTCACTACGTTCAGGGCGAGGTTCAAGGCCGATATCAAGAAACTGGTTTCGGACGTTAAGTTCTTCGAGGAAAATGATACCTGCCCCGTCTGCACACAGTCAATCACAGAGGAGACGAAAAGGTCCCATATCATGGAAGGTAAAGGACGAGCTAAAGAACTTAGCGATGCCTTATCGACTGCTGACTCTTCTTTGGAGAGAAGACAAGCAGCTCTACTAGACACAGAAGCTGGATTAGTTGAAGTGCAAAATTCTCAGAGTGAGATACATGCTAACAATCAATCAATTAGTAACTTTCAATCTGCTGTCGATCGTACTCAGATGGAGATTGATAATATTGGTAAAGGTGCTGATGTTGGGTTAGCTATATCTGATTTAGAATCTATGATGCAAGACACAGACCTTCAAGTAGAGTCCAAGTTAAAAATTAACGAGGATTACCAATATGGTCAGGTCATAGCAGCTATGTTAAAAGATACGGGTATTAAGACTAAGATTATCAAACAATATCTTCCTGTTATAAACAAACTGTGCAATCAGTATCTACAAATACTAGACTTCTATGTTCACTTTAATTTAGATGAGTCTTTTAGCGAAACTATTAGATCACGTCATAGAGACGACTTTACATATGATTCGTTCTCAGAGGGAGAAAAACAACGTATCGATCTAGCATTGTTGTTTACTTGGAGGCAGATCGCTAAGATGAAGAATAGTGTCGCGACCAACCTTTTGATATTAGATGAGACATTTGATTCGAGTCTGGATCACGAAGGTGTTGACAATCTTATGAAAATCATCTATACTCTTGGTGATGAAACAAATGTCTTTGTGATCTCTCATAAAGGTGAGATCTTAGAGGGTAGATTTGCCAATAAGATCGAGTTTATCAAAGATAAGAACTTTAGCAAACTGAAGGATGCTGCATAATGGAACTGAGTGAAGGAACACTACAAGTGTTAAAGAACTTTGCTTCGATTAACTCTAATATAGTTATCAAGCAAGGTAATACATTGAAGACTATATCAGAAGCAAAGAACTTACTTGCCTCTGCTAACATCCTAGAAGACCTACCCAGGGATTTTGGTATTTATGATCTAAACCAATTCTTGAGTGTGTTGAGTTTAGTAGATACACCCAGAGTGTCGTTTCAAGATTCATATGTCACTATTGGAGACTCTACGGGTCGTACGGCAATTAAGTACTTTTATTCTGATATAGATATGCTTACGAGTCCATCAAAAGATATTACAATGCCTAGTGTAGAAGTCAAATTCTTACTAGACAATGAGACTCTAAATAAGATCAAGCGGGCTGCTTCTGCTCTTGAGCACACAGCTGTCGCTATTTCAAGCAATAATGGTGTAGTACGACTCTCTGTAGTAGATCCAGAGAATACTACATCTAACACATTCTCTATCGATGTTGATGGAGATTTCGATGATGAGGACTTCAACCTTATCATAAACATTAGCAACCTGAAGATGTTGCCTGGTGATTATGAAGTAGAGATATCCTCATCGCTAATATCACATTTCACTAATGTGGAAAATAAAACGCAGTATTGGATTGCATTAGAAAAGTCATCAACTTATGGAGTATAATATGACAGAAGAAACTACCCCCACACCAGAGGATCAAATGTTTGATGTTGGCAACCGCGCCGCTCGAAGTATGATCGCTGTAATTGATACAATTGTACAACGTGGAGGATTCAAGGGTGAAGAGCTTTCAACCATTGGCCAACTACGAGATCAATGTATTCAGATGATCCAAATGGCTGAACAGCGAGAGCAAGAGCTTGCAACAGCTGCAGAAGATACGAGTGAGAATAAAAAGAAAAAGTAATTGACATTTTATCCGATATCTTATATAATGAACGTCTCTATGAAGGATAAAATATGTCAAACGATTTCTTATGGGTTGAGAAGTACCGTCCAAAGACTATAGCGGACTGTATACTACCCGAATCACTAAAGTCGATGTTCGCTGGGGTCTTAGAGTCCGGCGAACTTCCTAATATGTTGTTTACTGGAACCGCTGGTTTAGGTAAGACGACTGTCGCTCGAGCTTTGTGTGAACAGCTTGATTGTGACTATATTGTTATCAATGGATCTGAAGAAGGTAACATTGATACTCTACGAGGTAAGATCAAACAATTTGCTTCGTCAGTCTCCTTACAAGGAGGATACAAAGTTGTTATATTAGATGAGGCTGACTATCTTAATGCTCAGTCAACTCAACCCGCTCTTCGTGGATTCATAGAAGAGTTTGCTAACAACTGTAGGTTCATACTTACATGTAACTTTAAGAATAAGATTATAACTCCATTACATTCTCGTTGTGGAGTCTATGAGTTTAACTGTACTAAAAAGGAGATGTCACAATTAGCTGGCCTGTTCCTTAAACGTGCTCAGGATATCCTAAACACAGAGAGTGTTGCGTTCGAGACTCCAGCTGTCGCAAGCATCATCCTTGAGCATGCACCAGACTGGAGGAGAGTCCTTAATGAACTTCAACGAAGATCTGTGGGTGGCGATATTAGTGCTAGCACTGTTCGTGACGTGTGTGATTATAACGTACTGGTAAAACACCTCAAAGATAAAAACTTCAAGGCCATGAGATCGTGGGTTGTAAACAATATAGATACAGAGGCAGCAGCCATCTTCAGAGGACTATATGATATTGCAACAGATAAAGTGCAACCTCATAGTGTTCCTCAACTAGTGTTGATATTGGCTGACTATCAATATAAGAACGCCTTTGTGGCAGACCATGAACTCAATGTAGTAGCTTGCATGACAGAGATTATGGCAAATGTAGAGTTTAGTTAATGTTAGTGCTATACACCCAACCGAGATGTCACTTCTGTGAGATTCTAAAGCGTATGCTCAGTAAAATGGATGGCGCGGAAGACTTCCAAGCGGTGGATATTACCAAAGATCCAGAGGCAAAGGCCTTTGTAAAAAGGAAAGGTCATAAGACTGTTCCAATGTTATATTGGAGAGTGCCTGGCCATGATATATGGATTAATAAAGACATTGACACTAAAAAGCTAACAGGTGAGAATTTAGGTCAACGGATCAAAGAAGCTATAGCAGCAACCAAGAAAGATAACTGCCTGGTGTTTGATGTTGATGGAACGATCACTCCTAGTAGGCAAAAGATAGATCCTGCTCATGCAGAAATACTATTAGAACTTTCTAAGAAGGTTGACATTTACTTTCTCACTGGATCAGACTTTGCCAAAACAAAAGAACAATTGGGTGATCTAACCAAAGTTGCAAAAGGTAGCT